CTTTGGCGGTTTTCTCATGCCCGTGTGGGCATGCACGGACGCGACGTTCTATTCGCGACGGAATCTAGCAGGATGACAGAAACCTGGTGGAAAGTAAATTTAGTGAAAGCCCGAACGCACCAGTAGGTGACGGAGTTTAAGCCCGCGGTTCTGATTACACGTGTGGCATGACCCCGCCCTACTGACGTATGTCAGTAGAGAAGTCCAACTAAAAGCACTACCATTAGGTATTTGATTGGCTATTTTCAAACACAAACAAATAACATGATGGAATGTCACAATTACAAACAAACATCATGGGGGGAACGGCGGGTGACAGCGCCGTTACCGCACCCGGGCTTGAAAAACCCAACACCACTACTGTCCCAACTCAGAATACCACCCGCCATAATAGCTATAAGCTCAAATCAGGGGAAAAATTGGGGACGACGACACCAAAAGGCTCAAAACCTAACATTGGTGGATCCATCCCGAGCAAGAAGGACAGACGCGTATGGAAACCAAAAACCAACTCCGGTAATAACAATAACGGACAGGCTGAGGTTCAAAAGAAGCGTCCAGCTGTCGCAGGAGGAACGCGCAATGCAAAGAGGGAGCATGCAGTTGCTACCAGCATTGTCGCAACAATTCAAGAGATGCAGGGGGAAAATGATGCACTCCGTGAGCAAATCGAAGATCCGGTTATCGATACCGAAGTTCGAACAGAGGAGAGCATTATTAGTGAGGAACAATCAAATGATACCACTGGGGGCCCAGAAGAGGAAGGGCCAGTCCACGGACCAACTAAGTGCATGAAGTTCGCCGATAAAACTACATATCGGACTCTTCATGAGGAGGTATCATCGGAGACATCAATAGTAGCTTGGGCTGTAGGCATCGCAATTGCTCTTTGCGTCTCAGTCTATGTATTTTTGGCCCTGTGTGAGTTTTTCACATTTGGAGTCATGGCCACTTTGGCATTCATGGGTAAGTATTTATTTTACCCGCTATTGTTGATTTCCATAAAAGTATTATGGTCACCGTTTTTCCGTATAATCCTCGCGGTGATTTTCTCGTTCTATGATCGTAGAGGATTCTCAGTACCTTACTGGATAACACATGAACCCGTCACACATTATGTGGAGCAATGGGTGGATGCCGGACTAAACTCCGGATACTATAATGTTGAGCAAGTGTACTTGGAAGACAGGTTTGTTTGGACCCGTAGGATTGGAGGCAATGGCGACCTCACATGGCTACTCAAGAAATTAGACCATGTACGAATCCCGTGGTATATCCAAAAAATCTATACCGCATGCATTTTCTGCATACTATACTGTCTGCCATTTCAAAGGAGAGCGTATGTGGTAAGAGAACTTTATTTGGATCATTGCAAGAGTGATGCATACCAACCCGGAATCACTGACTATGCCTGGAAATTGGGTGAAGATGTCCGACCTTTGGACTCCACTAGCATAAAATTACAGTTACCTGAGGCAGGTCATGATTACATCATTGATTCGCACAAAGAAATCAGATTCGTTTTGCCAATGTACGGATGGGCAGATGACAAGCTCATCTGGACTTATCGTGGAAAGGACCTTAAACGTGTGTCAATGCATACCAGCACCACTTTATTAGCACAATTCAGCAATTCCAACATACTCACAACAAACGGAGACGTCAAATTATTTCGAGATAGAATAGATTTGAAGGCAATGGGAGTGAAGGGGATCAACATTGATTCTTATTCGGCATCCCTAAATGGCATCTATCAAGACACCAAAGACCTCATCTACTACTTCTGGACGGACTCCTTATACCAACGAGATATCCGCCCTTTTTAGGGGCCTGTAAGAAGTACGTCGTCATGTATGGTTACCGCTTGGGACAAGTGCCCTTGCCAGCAATCAAACCACCGAAAAAGAACACAAGAATTTTTAGAATTATGGATTCACCCATGATTCAGAAACCGGTGGCAGTATCACTCGGGGTACACGTGGAGGGCATTGCCTGTCCACACCCCGACCTAAGCGACACGGCGACGACTCTTGCAGGCTTCATGAAAAGGGTAGCCAGCACGCACCCAGAACCCGAGGATCCACTTCTGGTTGCGCTCGGTATATTCGTGGATAAATTTTTACAAAAATACCTCCCGCCCCTGCCTAGCGACTCAGACACGCGTGTGGAGACATGGTTATGGAAGACCAACTATCCCCTAAAAAGGAAAAAAGAACTTTTGGATAAGTATTATGCTGTCCAAGATCAACACCATTACAAATACAAATGTGCCAAATGTTTTGTCAAGGATGAATTTTACCCTGACTTCAAACATGCCCGTGGCATATACTCACGTACTGATGAATTCAAGTGTTTCGTCGGGCCCGTTTTCAAATTGATTGAGGAGGTTGTTTATAAATTAAAATCTCCAAAAGGACATTATTGGTTTGCGAAAAATGTGCCAGTTGCGGAACGTCCGGCTTATATTGCAAAAATGCTGGAAGGATACAGTAAGTTCTTCGCCAGTGATTATACAGCATACGAATCACAATTCAGAAAGAAGATTATGGAAAAAGTTGAGTTTAAATTGTATTGTCATATGGCTCAGAATCTTGACATATTTGCTGACTTCAAGAGACATTTAAGTACAATATCTGGTGACCAATATTGTATATTCAAATACTTCCAAGCGGTCATGGAAACCAGTCGACTTTCCGGCGAGATGTGTACGTCACTCGGGAATGGGTTTTCCAATTTAATGTTTTGCCTATTTGTTGCTACATACGAAACGGGACTCACGATAGATGATATTGTTTGCTCGGTCGAAGGTGATGACTCAGTAGGTGCTACTCCAGCTGGAACGTTATGTGCGGAAACATTCACTAGGCTTGGTTTGACTATCAAGCTAGTTGAGCATGACAAGATGGAAACGGCATCATTCTGTGGAATAATCTTTGATCAAGAAGAGTTAATAAATGTCACCGACCCGCGTGATGTCCTTGCAACATTTGGATGGGGTACTGCACAATATACCAAATGTACACCGATCAAGAAGAAGATGCTCCTGCGTTGTAAGGCTCTTTCTTTGGCTCATCAATATCCAGGTTGTCCAATAATACAATCATTGGCCAATTATGGATTGCGCGTAACTAGGGAAGTGCGCAAAGAATGTATTACAAAATATGCCAAGGAAGGGAAGATGAATATGTGGGAAAGAGAGCAATTACTATCAGCTCTAGGTGATGAGAAAAAGATCCGTTCTAGGATCCCGGGAATCAAAACCCGCGGTATTGTGGATGACCTCTACGATATTGATATCTCAACACAAATATCGATCGAAAAATATCTAGATGAAAAAGAAGACTTCGGTCCCATTACTCATCCGAGTTTCGACTTTATTATGCCTAAATCTTGGTCACAATTTTCCCAACTCTTCGTTAGGGAAGTGCCAGAACCCGAACTCAATTGTCAGCACATTGACCGTGCTCCTGATTCTCATTGGAAGAAACTCAAGGACATGTGCGACCTGACGATTGAAAAACGTTTTGCGAGATCATCGCTCCCAGAAAATCTTGCTTAGAAGGAAAAACTAATCACACTAAACCCC